CACCCGTTGTGCTGAACGAATACTTCTCGATACGGCGTTCCTGAATCAATTCCCGAACAATTCTGTCCATAGATGTCTGGCTCAATCCTTGAAGTAAAGCAGGAGCATCTGAATCCGATAATCTTTCAATAATACCGTCAGCGCCGCTTTTCTGAGATAATGCTCTGCCGTGGTCTTCACAGTTGCGAATCCACTGGAACAGTGCATCTTTTCTGGCTTGGTTTTGATTACCAGAGTTCAAGTTTCGAATTTGTTCGGTTCTATCCTCCAGAAGCCCAGTGAATGTATCCCGAACAAAATGTCGGATGTCCCGATTAGCAGGCCCGTTTGACTTAACCACTGCGCCATCAAAGCATCTATTGCGTTGGTAATCTAAACCCAAGTCAGCGCAACGCCCGAATGCTTCCTTTTCATTCACTTGCCATAGGGCAAACGCAGAACGCACGCCATCAACCAGCGCAGATGTACCCCGAATCATATTACGAGCCTGCTCTGGCTTCGTTATAACGCCGTCATCCTTCATCTTGGTCATATGGTGACACATCAGCACCGAAGCGCCAGTTTCCGTGCCTATGCGAGCTAGAAGCCCTGTTAAAGCCGCTCCTGCCGCAGGGTCAGCATTTACATCCGCATGTACGAATGATGCCAATGGGTCAAACACAATGAGCTTCAGGTTGTCGAGCTGAATGAGCTGGTCATATATCTTCTTAAACTCTTCTGTCTCGCTGTACTCGCCCATAGACTCTCTAAGGATGGGAAACACACCACCCACGTTTGGTAGCGGCACTACATGCAATTTGTTCGGATAATTAAACCGCTCGCCTGCTTCATCGAGACGTTCAATGCGTCTGTGCATTTCCGATTCGTCATCTTCTGCTGTGAAGATAACAACATCACCATGCTCTTTTACCACGCCCCCGAAAGACCGTTTCATTGGCTTGCCTGCCGCCACTTTCATTGCGAGGTCTAGCGTCATCATGCCCTTACCAGAGTCCCCTGCCGCCGCAAAGATGATAGGTACGCCTAATGGGAATGTCGCATCAACTAGAAAATGCTGAACAGGAGCAGTGCCAGAAAACCTAGAGATAAGCAGACTATCATTGAGAAGGTTAATACTGCGGTGAGTATATCCAGAACCAGAGCTAATAAATCCCTTAACATCAAAACCCTCCTCAAGTGCGTCTGCCGCATCCCATTTCTTTGGCTTGTCATATGGCGGCTGTAAAATAGTCACAGACTCTGCGTCAGAGTCCAGCGCAGCTTCCCGAACAATTTCAGCCAAGCTTCTGCCTGCCTCATCATTGTCAGGCCAGATTATAACGTCCTTGCCTCTAAGGGGTGAAAAGTCGAACTTCTCCATATTCTTGCGAGACAGTGCACCAGCTCCACCAAGTGTACATGTAGCTTGAATGCCTGCGTCAATTAGAGCCTGCGCACACTTCTCTCCCTCTACCCATACAACTTGGTTTTCTCTTAAAATGTTCGGGATATTGTACAAAGGGCGAATTTCAGGCGCCTTTGGGTATGAAACTCCAGGAATCCACGGCCTGAACTCTTTCTTGCCGTCAATGTCGTAACGGCGAACTGACACCAGAACCTCGCCGTCACGACTGATATAATCCCACTCCCCAGAGTGAGGCGTGTTTGCATCAATCCTTACTTTTTGTGATGGGGCATTACTTTCTGAAACCGCATTGTTTACTGGTTCATCGTAAGGAACGTCATTGAGGTTGATTGTTGGTTTTGGCTTTGCCCACTCTGGCGCCTTTACGACAGGTCTATTGTCCTCTGGCAGATATTGCTGGAACATCTGCTTAATCTCAGGCAGGCGCAAGCCACGGGCTTCCATCAGGATTTTAACAATCCCCCCGACACCAGTGCCCCCGTTGAAATCTTGTCCCTTCATAAAATGTGGAGAAGATGGATTGATGTCAATCTTCATGCTTTCCCCACGCTCACCAGCCAATGAGCCGATATAAAACACACCACCACGAACAACGCCATTTGGGAATGTTTCCCGTAGAACGTCAACCTGTACATTTGATGGTACACATTCGCTGATTTTTTGAACTATTTCGTGCGAACCACCATATTTAGTATTGTCAAACCTAATAACACTCATTATATTGTACCTTGAAGCTTTCTGTTCCTTACGTCAGTTTCGGTTTTCACAAATGAAAAGGGTTAGGTGCTCTGTCCTAGCCCTTTTCTATTTTCCCCAACATGTTTTTGCAAACTCACAATATTTGCATGTGAAGTAATCTGAATTGGCTGCCACTCTTGGCAACATCTCTTGCGCTTTTGTTGCTTGCAATATTGCTACTCCTGTATCGCTCATTCTTTGTGCCAACCTTTTGTCAAATGGGACAAGCTCATAATAAATCTCGCATGTGTCCTTGTTCATAACAGTAAACAGCGCAGGATTCTCTGTAAGCTCCATATAAGCCTGATATAGCGCAATCTGACCTGCATAGGTAGGGTTGGCCTGTGCCACCCCTTTACGAACAAACTCAGCGAATTTTCTGCTGTTTGCCGACTTACACTCCCATAGGAACGGATAGTTCATGGGAACAGGGCCACCACATACCACACCATCTATGTGACCTTTTATCTGGTCATCAGCGACAGAGAAACCAAACTGGTCGCCCATGCTATCATGAGTCTTCAAATCAAATCCAGCGTCTTTTAGATATTTTGCCATCAGGTCTTCGATGAAATGCCCCATATCGAATATGCGCAACGTCCTTGCAGGAAACTGCTTATCCTCATCAGGTGTTGTCTGCATGTATCGGTATTGGATTTGACGAGCACATGGGCTACCCAAAGATGAGCCGCCTAAATATGTGCGCTTTGGCCTAGAGTCGTTCTGCTTGCAGATAGCTTGCTCTACATGGAACGATATAAGTTCTATAGCATCAGAATGGTATGGGGTCGTCAGGGAAGGGTTGTTCAGGACTGGAGACAGCCTGTTCAAATTCAAGAATTCCTTGCTCTGTGTACTCATCTTCTATGCCCTTCATCTTTTGTATTTTTGCTACAATTCCTAGCACCTGTTCTTCTGTTAAATCACATAGGCGTTTGTCCCATCCGATAACGCCAAAACATTCCGCCATTTCTTTTAATGTATTGTCATCTCGTCTGGCATTATTATGTTGCATAACTCTTTCCCATCCATCTTAGCGTTCTTTGGGTTGCTGAACGATAGATGAAACATCTCATCCTCATCTATCATAACATTAGCGATACCAGTGCTAAATTCATTTTCGTATTCCTCAGACACAATGCTGATGAAGTCTACCATATTCTCCATTATTTCATCCTCTGTATCATCTTGTGATACGTTCAGGAATCCATTTATTCTTTTCATAGGCTTTTCTGGGAAAAACAGAACCACCTCTACTTCGAGTCGCATAGGTTACTCCTTACGAGCTTTTCAATATCTATTAGGAATCCTCTGGAAGCATTATTATCGCCACCATTGACCATCTTGTTATTGTTATACGCATCGTTACATAAAGCAACCAGCCTTTGCTTACTTATTAAAATAATAATACTGTTCATAAACACGAAAGCCCAAAAGTCAGCCTCTGTTGTGGTAATGCCAGAGGGATTTCCCCTGCACTCAAACTCCACAAAAACACGGCCTGTCTCAAGGGCTATCTTATCGTATTTGACTTCTATTTTCTTTTCAGAAAGGACAGAGCCTAAATATTCTTCAGCAATATTGCCAACAAGCAAGTCATGACTGAAATCGTTATTATAATACATCTGTCCTACCTTAAATGTATGGGGGAGCTTTTTGGCGCTGGTGCTCCCCTTACCAGCGTTTCAAGCGCATAGGTACTTGAAACTACGCCTTTACTTTTGTGCCCAAGCTGGTGTTACCCCACCTGCTTGTTGCGGCGCTTGAGCCGCCATTGCATTTTGCACAGCTTGAGGCATTGGAGCCGTAGCTGGCGCAATAACACCCGATGGATTTGGTCCCCCAGCGACCGCACCACCAGCGATATAATCAGAGCTGTCAGGCCCGATAAACGCTTTCACCTTATTCTTATCTGCATAACCATTAGTGCCTTTCTCAACACCAATTACTACACAAACCTCAATTCCGTCCAGAACATCCACAGATGGAATATTTCTTTTGGCTTGCGCCTCTGGAGTAATGTCATTTCGTGATAGTGAGTATGCACTATTGATGATGTCACGCATAGTCTGCAAGCCAACTTTTCTTGCCTTAGAAACACCGTCATCGTCAACAGCATCGCCATGCACAAACAAGTTGTGCCATACTTTGCGCCTATCGAACTGACCGCCCATCACAGTCAACTCAAGCGGCAACCAGATAGCGCTGGTATTCTGAGACTTGCGAAACACATGAGACTGAGAGAACTCAGGCATTTGAGTATCACCATCGCTAGTGAAAATCATATAAGCACGAGCGATAGTGCCGTCAGGCATAAGTGTTGGCGCCTCGCTAGAGCCATTGCTGGTAGGAATATCATTTAGGTTAATCATTCTCTTGTTCCTTATCTTTAGGGTTTACGAATTGAAGTTCACGCTCAGACTGCATCTGACCAGAACTCATCTTTTCGAGGAGCTTGCCTAGATTTGGCTCCTCAAGCATTTCGAGGCGACCAGAGCGGTCTTTCGCAGGGTAGCCCCATTGGTTTAGCGTTTGACAAACAAACGCCCTGTACGGATGCCCATCATCGCTTGGCATCATTGCCATAGTGATAACCTCATCCACGATTCCAGGCAGTTCTCTACCTGTCTTAGACCCTTCAATCTGTAGGTCATAAGTCTCTCTTCCGTAATCGTCAACCTTCTGGTCAAGGATGCCGACAAAGACAACGTTCTTCTCACGGATATGCTGAAGGTGTGTAAGCCAAGACATCATCTCTCTACCCTGCATGCCATATGCCGCACGAGTATCTAGCTTGCCTGTACGCTCAGACTTACACTCAGGTTGGTTCTGACAGTGCTGGAAACATAAGCGGCCAGCCACTGTGATAGAGTCAACAAAGATAGTGTCATACTTGCCCATGATAGCTGAAGGGTCGCCATAAGTAGAGCACACATAATCATAATGTGCTTTGCTGTATGTAGCGTCCTCGCCAAGAGAAGGATTAGGTCCGCCTAGAAATACGGCAAAATCACGGCACTCTTGCCATGTGCGAGGGCGAATAACATCAATAGCAACACCCTCGATAGCCGCATCACCAGCTTCTAAATCCATGAACAACGTCTTAGATGTGTCCAGAGTGCGGACAAGAGAAGTCTTGCCCACCCCTGACTGACCACAAATCACAATCTTGTGGCCTTTCTTTTCTTGGAGCCTTTGCTCCGCAGTAATAATATTAAGCATCATCTGTCTCCATAATTTCAACACCTACACCAGTAAGATGTACAGTAGTGCAATCTGACAAAGCCGCTCTGATTTCTGGCGGAGCGTTATTGTACTTCGCCTCGCTAACAGACAGCTTTATATCAGCATAATGCCGTGCATCTTCAGGTGACATTCTGTCCAAGACAGCCCTTAATTTGTCTTGGTCCCACTCACGCCGCTTACGCTTCGTAACTTTGATGTCATGCCCGTATCGTGACAAAGTTACAGTACCAAAATCCTTGCCCTGCTGTAACAGTGCTTCGTTGGCCTGTTCAAAGTAACGCTCTTCAAGAGCATGGTTGATTAGTTTGATTTTTTCCTGAACCTCCGCTAGTTC